TAACTCCCCGGCAATTAGGCCAAGTCATACAGGCATTTCGCCCAATGAAGACGGGAAACGAGTACCGGATTCCCCTCGCCTCCCTGCCCGTCCATGCCCAGAACGAGTACTTTGCAGCACAAAGACAGCTGGTAACTAATCAGTCTCCGGGTGGCCGGGCTGAAGACGGGACGAACCTGACGGAGATAATCGAAGCGGAAGGCGAACAAATAGTAAGCCAGGCCTTAAGTCGCGAGGAATTGGTACGCCAAGCGCTGGATTACGATGGCGACGGTGTTACCGCACAGCGGGAGATGCTGGCTAAAGTGGCCGGGGTAAGCACAGCCACACTGTACCGCTGGATATCAGCATACCAAGAAAGGGGGTTTATGGGGCTGTTGGATGGGCTAAGGAAGACCAAGGCAACGGACGACGGCGGCTACGGCAGCCGAAGTTTCGACCAAGAAGCGATTGAATATGGTAAAGAGCTGTACCTGACCCGGATTAAACCCAAGCTGTCTTGGATTTACGAACGGGTACTAGAAAAGGCAGAAAAAGAAGGCTGGAAAGTAGGTAGCCGGCCCAGCTTTTACCGGGCCATGAAGCAGGTGGTTAGCTATGCGGAAGAAGTGATGGGCCGCGAGGGCCTGGAAGCATATCGAAAAAAAGTGATGCCTAAGGTGCTACGGCGGCGCCCCCGTATGGCCAACCAGATTTGGGTGGGCGACCACCACCAACTGGACTTCTTTGTGGAATACAAAGGCAAGCTGGTACGTCCCTGGCTTACAAGCTGGCTTGATATGGCCAGCAGTGCCGTAATGGGCTGGGCTATGAGCCTAAATCCGTCCAGCGACACCATTGCCTTAGCTTTCCGGCACGGGATGTATCCGAAGGCTGATCCAGAGAACCCGCTATGTGGACTCCCGATGGAGGTATATGTAGACAACGGCAAAGACTACCGTAGTCAGCGATTGGAGGCAACGTTCAGCGATTTGCGCATTGAAGCTATCTTTTGCGAGGCATACAGCCCTTGGGCCAAACCAATTGAAAGATTCCATGGCACGTTAGCAGACCGCTACAGCCGCTTCGCTCCTGCCTACATAGGCAATTCGCCGCAGAACAAGCCAGAAGATGGTTACGAGAAGGCCAAAAAACTGCTTAAGCAAGGCAAGCTCTGGACTATTGAAATAGCCATGAAACAGTTTGAACACTGGTTGGCCACAGACTACCATACCAGGGTCCACTCCGGGATCAAAACTACCCCATACGATGCTTTCCGAACCTTGCCCAAAGCCAGGCTGGATATACCGAACGAACGGGCCGGTGACGTCTGCCTAATGCGGGCCGATACCAGAAAGGTATTTGATGAAGGGGTGCGCTTCCATAACTTCTGGTATGCCAGCGACGAACTCTGGCGCCTGGTGGGCGAAACAGTAACCGTCTATTATGACCCGTACCGCTTGGGAGAACTGGTGCTTTACCACAAGGGCAGCTTTGCCTGTGTGGTCCGAAACAGGGAGCTGCTGGAGATGGGGGCCAGCCAGGACGATTTGAAGGAATTCCTGAAGCGACGGCGGCATGAAATGAAAGAGCTGGAACGCCGGGTGCGTAAAGGCGAACAGACGTTGGAACAAGTGGTGGCAGAGCGTCGGCAGGCCGGGCCGGTGGCCATGACGCCGGCGAGCAAACCCGGCAAGTCCAAGGTGACAACGCTTACGGGGCACGAAGAAGCCGGCCGCGAACTGGCCAAGAACAGGGCCAAAAATTCTAAAGCCGGCAAACGGGCTAAACGAGATTTGGCCGACGAGTATATTAAAGCCCTGGCCGAGGGCTAAAAGGAGGAAAAAATATGTTGGCGTTAGCACAAAAAAAGGAAGTAGACCAGGAATTGGCACGAAGTTGGCTCCTGTACCTTTGCGATGAGCGCGGCGTAACAAAGCAGGCCGTTGCAGATCAAATAGGGCTTTCCCGCTCGCTAGTATCTCAGTTTAGCAACGGACTGGACAACGAGAATGTAGCGACCAAGCTGCTGGAGCTACGCGAAACCATGGAACAACAAGAAAAGGAACGCGAGGCGGCCATGAAAGAGCCGGCAGCAACCGAGGAGTATAAAACCAACATCGGCTTTATCCTTACCGAGGATGCTAAACGCGTTATCGGTACATGCAAAGCCTGCGCCCAGGACCAAGCAATGGGTGTGATCCTGGGCGCTCCCGGCAGCGGCAAGACCACAGCACTTAAGCACTACGTCCGTGAAAATCCTACCGCTATCCTTATTACAGCAGATGTTCTCATGTCTGGCAAGCAGTTAATTGAAAGTTTAGCAGAAGCGGTGGGAGTTGAACTGGGTGGGAGCCAATGGGATATCATGCAACGAGTGACCGCTGCGCTTACGCTGGAGCCACGCCTGGTGATAGTGGACGAGGCGGACATGCTGGTTTCCTCCAGCTCTCGCACTGTACGCAAGCTGGAAATACTGCGGCTGGTGTACGACCAAGGGAAAACCGGCGTGGTCCTGTGCGGCCTGCCACGGCTACGGGCGTGGCTGACACGGGGACCAAGCCTGAGGGAGAACCTGGCCCAGCTGTACAGCCGAGTAAGCTTCATGCGTGAATTACAGGGTGTTACCAGGGACGAGCTGCGCTCGGTACTGGCCCAGTTCAGTATGACACCGGCGGCCAGGGAGTACCTAACGTCCCAAGGGGCAGCCAGGGAAGTTGGCGGGATGCGCCGCCTAACAACGATTCTGCGGCGCTCGCTGAATCTGGCCAACATGGAAAACGGTGTGATTACTGAAGAAATGGTCCAAGCTGCGGAACAGCTCACCTTAAAATAACCGGGGGTGATGTGGTGCGACCGGAAGCTAGATACAAAACGAAAGGGCCATACCCGCACGACCTGCGCGACGACGGTCCCTCAGGCGAAGTAACACGGTACTGGGATCTAGGCGCTTTTAGCTGGCATGGCACCAACTCAGCTAGAGGCGGGAGCCAAACTCCATTTGTGTATATTGCGGAAAACTATATCAGACTGTCACAAGAAGCTGTCCGCCTAGCGGAGTTTAGGGTGGGGGATCGTATAGCAATAGGCATAAACAATACTTTTCTAGCTTTACGCAAAGACCAGGCTGGGCTGATCGCCCGATCCAGCGGCAAAAGTGAAGCATTACTTATAGCAGCAACAAAAATAATCAAAGCGATTAAAGACGCCGGCTGGCCCCTCCCCTGCCGGGCCTACTGCACCTTGGACAAGAAAAACAATATGCTGGTGGCTCGCAATCCGGTCCTGGAGGCGACTCGGCATGCACGAAGTAAGTGAGCTCTTGGGGCGCTATAGTCCAGCTCAACAAGGGATTATACAGCAGTATTTTAACGTACTGGCCAAGACTAGAAAAACAGGTAAAGTGGCACTGTCAGTACTGAAAAAAGAAATGGGATATTGGTCCAAGTACGATCCGGATATGGTGACTGAGGCGCTTGCGATCCATCTTCGCAAATATCCGAAGAAGAAAGAAGCTTATACACGTGGGATTCTACGGGAGATAGCCCGAACAAGGAGCGATCAGAACCATGCGCAGCCTGGAAGAAGTGCTACAACGCGCGGCAGTTATGGCCGAGGAAGCTATGGCGGCCGCTACATCGACGGGAACGAAGAAACCAAGCTGCCCTTTTAACGAATGCGACGGCAGCGGCTGGGTAGATGTCGGGGACGGCAGGCTTAAAAGATGCCGGTGTATGGTTCAGCGCGACGAGGAAGCTAGAATCGCCCGGCTATTTCAGACAGCCCAGATTCCGAAACGTTTTCAAGGTGACGGCCTGGCGGCCTGGGACAGTAAGAGGCATAAAGGGGCCTGGCGAACAGCCTGCCGCTATGTGGAACAATTTGAGAAAATACGCAAGGAAAAGAAGAACGGGCTATATTTCGTCGGCCCCCCAGGGACAGGCAAGAGTCATCTGGCGTACGGCATCTTGGGGGCGCTACTTCGCCAAGGGGTACCGGGAGTGTGCGGCAGCGTTCCTGAAGTGCTGGACCTACTGCGGCCGGGAAAGGAAGCGGCCAACGCTGAGGAACGTCTAGAGCTCCTTAAAAGCATTGACTTGGTGGTCCTGGATGATCTAGGCGTAGAAAAAAGCACCGACTGGGCTCTAGAACGGCTGTACATGATAGTGAACGCTCGGTACAACGAAGTTCTTCCGACTATTATCACTTCGGAATTTGAACTGGAAGTTCTGGAGCGCCTCACTGGCTGGGAACGGATTACGAGCAGGATTTTTGAAATGTGTTACCTGGTGGCTATGGATGGGGACGACTTTCGGAAGGAGGTACCGCCACGATGAACAACCCAGTTGCCGAGCTAGCAGCCGCAACGATAGCAGACCTTAAGCTAGCGGAAGAACGGTTTAACCAGGCTGCCGACGACGACCTTATAGACGCTGCTATCTTAGAGCACCGGGCGGTAATGCTCAGACTCAATGACCTGTTTCGGCAGGCTAAGAAAATATGGAAAGGAGAATCGCCGTGGCAAGACAGAGACTGGAAGGGACGGCTCTTAGGAATTGGGCAGAAGTGGACAAAACGCTACGGGAGATCGGCCAGATAGACTATGAAATAGAGGCCATGGAAGCAAAATACAACCGCAAGATAACGGATCTAAAGGCAGCGCTGGCCGATAAAGCGGCTCCCTTAAAAGAACGCAAGACTCTATTAGAACGACTGATTAAGGAATTTAGCGAAGCCCATAAGGACGGGTTGGACGGCAAGAAATCACGGGAACTCAATTTTGGACAGATCGGGTTCCGGCAGTCAACTAAGATAATCCTGAGGAATGTTAAAGCAATAATCATGGCGCTTAAGGCCAAAGGCATGGAGGACTGCATAAAAGTTTCAGAGAGTGTAAGCAAAGAAGCGTTAAAGAAGTATGACGAGGCTAGTGTTGAAGCAGTGGGCGCCAAGATTAAAACAGATGACGTTTTCTGGTATGAAGTAAACCGGGACAAGCTGCAGGAGGTATAGGGAAATGAGAACATTACAGGAATACCTGGCCTGCATCTTTATGGGGTTTGTGACGGGATACCTGGTAGCGGCGGTTATGGTGGCGAGACACTGGGGCTGGCTCCCTTAAGGGGGTGCCGACATGGCCAGAAGAGAGCCTAAACCTAGAGTGGCACTGACAAAGCATTTTAAGGAACGATATGTGGAACGTGTGGGCAATGCTTCCTCGGCCAACCAACGGGCATGGATCCAAATAAGTTTGATGGGAGGCCGCCCCAGAAGGCAGCGGGACGGAAAGTATGTGGTCAAACTTAGGGGTACCAGCTATGATGTGGTCCTGGCTAGGGAAGACGATATTTGGGTAGCGGTTACGGTCCAATGAGAAAGGGGGCCAAGAAGTGAGCCAGCTAACACCTGCACAAAGGCGAAAGATCTTTGCTGTGACGAGAGAACTGGGATGGGACGAAGATATGTTGTATGCTGCGGTGAAGTCGATCACCACCAAAGACCATATATCGGAACTGACCAAATTTGAGGCAGCCGGCGTGATAGACAGCCTGGAAGCTAAGATAAGACCGCGATCGGTGACTAAAGCCGGGAAGAAGATCCCCCTGGCGACCAAAAAGCAGCTGTGGCTTATGCACAAGCTGGAGCAAGAACTAGGATGGCAGTATAATCCTAAACGCCTTCAGGGTTTTTGCCGCAAGTATGCCGGTATAGACAACGTGGACTGGCTAACTCGTGACCAGGCCTGGCGTGTGATAGAAGGGCTTAAGGCCCTGGTGGCCAGAGATGTATCTTGACGACTATGCTGGGTGGTAATATGATGAACGGGAGGGCAGGAAATGGAACCTTGGATGAAAAATATGGACCCCGAACTACTACCTGAGCCCTACCGTAAACTCTGCTCACTAATTGGCCTAGAGAATACGCTGAAACTAGCGGAAGAATATCAGGGAACTAGCCTCTATTTTGCCAAACTAGACAGCGCCTTAAAAACACTTAGGGATCAGACAATTAGAGATGAGTTCCGCGGCGGCAACTACAAGGAACTGGCTCTGAAATACGGACTTACCGAAACTTGGGTTCGCAAAATAGTATCGGAGGGGTCGGATCCTGGCCAGCTAGAGTTGGCACTATTTGTAGGAAAGTAATTTTCTCAACTAAATTTTTTGATAGTAACCTAATAGATCCCTTACAATCCCAGTAGAAGCTGGGATTTTTCTTTTACCTAAATTTAAGGAGGAAACGGGATGAAAGAAGCGGTGTGGCAAACGATGATGGAATGGGGCGCGGATCTGTTTCTTGCATTGATCGGCCTGGGGTGCGCCTATCTGGCGACCTACTTGCGGAAAGCAGCTGTACGGCTGGCAGCCGAAACCGAGAAGATCCAGAATGAAAACCACGCGGCCTTGGTGAAAGATGCAATTTCTCGGTTGGACAGTATTGCCGAGCGCACAGTGCTAAAAATGGAGCAAACAGTGGCTGGCGATCTGAGACAAGCCGTTAAAGCCGGAAATGTAGATCGTGAAAACCTGCTGAAAATTGGACGGCGAGCTGTGGAGGAAGTTAAAGAAACAGCCGGGCCCGAACTAATGGCCGTACTAGAAGAGACTATGGGAGATGCCCAGGCATTTGTGGTGGCTACGATTGAGGCCAAGGTATTAGAGCTTAAAAACGGTATGGCCCCTACCCCATTTGTATCTTAGGGAGGAACCGACTGATGAGCGAACTGCCGCTGGATCTGTACCGCCCCGCTACTTTGATCCTGGTATCTTTGTTGTCCATGGCCTTAGGCATTATCGGGTATTTCCTAAGAGACATCCGGGCTACCATGGCCCAACAGCTTTCTGCCCACCAGGAACAAATCAAAGAGGTTAAAGATGACCTGATGGAGTTTAAGGCCACCATACCCCGTACTTTTGTGATGCGCGAAGATTTTATTCGCGCCGTTGCCGGTCTGGATCACAAAGTGGACACTATCGGCCGCGAGATAACGGAAATTAACAAGAACATAGGAAAGCTTCTAGGAGGTGGAACGGGTGGCCATTCTGCGAAATGAAGCCCGTGAGATTAGGGGACGTATCCTTAAGATTGTGGAAATCGACTACCCTAACGAGGTAAGTGACCGAGTAATCAGCCTAACCCTAAATGATATCAACTACAGCGTTTCCCCCGCTGTTTTAGCTGGGTATCTGGAGTATCTGGAAGAGAAGGGCTATGTAGACACAAGGGTGATTGAAAGTAAGGACTTGGACCTAACCAGGCGGGTAGCTAAACTGACTGCCCGCGGCAAAGATCTCTTGGAAGGTAACATCCCGGCCGATCCGGGAGTGAGCATTTAGTGAGAAGAAAACACTCGAAGATAAATCGAGAGTTACCAGCAGAACTGGTAGTGGAAATCAATGCCAAGCTAGTTGAAGGCCACACCTATCAGGAGATAGCTGATTGGCTATCTCAAATGGGGCATCAGGTAAGCAAATCGGCCGTAGGCCGGTATGGCAAAGATTTTCTAACGAGGCTGGAACGCCTGAAGCAGGTCCGAGAACAGGCGCGGGCCATTATCGAAGATAGCGGTGACCGGCCAGCGACGGAAATGCACGAAGCAGCCAACGAATTGGCTGTGCAGCTGATTATGGAAACATTGATGCAGGTAGAGAACCTTGAGGGTGAAAAAATATCGGAGCTACTGAAAGCTTTGGCTCAACTGGAACGTTCGGCTGTGAGCAGAGAAAACCTGAAGTTGGAGTATCAGAAAAAAGTGCAGCAGGCAGTGTCTAAAATTGAGCAGACAGCCCAAGAAAAGGGCCTAGATGAAGAGACACTAAGAATAATTAAGGAGCAGGTGTATGGCATTGTCTGATGCGGCAGTGCAATTATACGAATACCAAAGAGCATGGGTTGAAGATGACAGCCGCTTTAAGATAGCGCTAAAAGCTAGGCAGACCGGCTTTTCCTTCGCCGTGGCCCTGGAAGTAGTACTGGACGCGGTTGAGCACCGTACCCTGTGGGTCCTTCTCTCCCGTGGCGAGCGGCAGTCGAAGGAATTAGTGGAAAAGGTGGCCATGCACGCCAGAGCCATTGGAGTGGCCTGCCGGGAACTAGAAACAACGTTCAAAATTGATGATCGCGAAATTAAGCAGCTAGAAGTGCGCTTTCCCAATGGGTCCAAGATTATAGGGCTACCGGCCAACCCGGATACGGCCAGGGGATTTTCCGGCAACGTGGCTTTAGACGAGTTTGCCTTTCATGCCGACAGCCGGAAAATATGGACGGCCCTCTACCCTACCATCACACGGGGATACAAAATCAGGGTGATCAGCACACCTCAAGGTAAGTCTAACAAGTACTACAACCTATGGATGGACGACACCGGCACTTGGTCCAAGCACCGGGTGGACATTTACCAGGCCAAGGAACAGGGTATGGGCGTAGATATCGAAGAGCTGCGCCGGGGTGTAGAGTCCGAGGACGACTGGTTGCAGGAGTTCTGTTGCGAGTTCCTGGATGAGGCTGATTCCCTTCTAACCTATGACATGATTTCCGCCTGTGAAAATGATTTGGCAAGTGCTGATTTACCCGAGGAATGGGAGCCCCAAGGCGATCTCTTCTTGGGTATGGATATAGGACGCCGGCGCGACCTGACAGTGATATGGCTCTACGAATTAGTAGGCGATGTGTTTTGGACCAGGTCAGTGCGGGAAATGGTGAGAACCCCATTCCGGGAACAACGCCAGGAACTTTTTTGGTACCTTTCTCTCCCCCGTCTGCGCCGGGGTTGCATCGACAGCACGGGCCTTGGAATGCAACTTGGCGAGGAAGCCAGGGAGCGCTTTGGGTACTTGGTGGAGCCGGTTAATTTCACTCCAGCAGTAAAGCAAGAACTAGCCGTGACACAACGGCGCAAATTTGAAGACCGACTGGTGCGAGTGCCGGCTAGGCGAGAAATCCGCGAAGACTTGCACAGCGTGAAGAAAGTAACCACCGCTGCCGGGAATATCCGATACGATGCGGAGCGGACCGAAGCCGGCGGTCACGCTGACCGGTTCTGGGCATCAGCGTTAGCACTACATGCGGGGACTAACCCACCGAGCAAGCCGGAATACCAGTCTGCGACTAGGCGACGGGCAAGAATGAAGGGGGCTTACTGATGCCCACAATCTACGGGCCGGACGGGCGACCCATAAAGATGCGAGAAAAACCGATAATGGACGAGGTGGCAGTAGCTTCTATTCGGGATCGTTTTTCCTCTTATCCTTCCGTGGGGTTAACGCCGGGCCGGCTAGCTCGCATTCTGCGGGAAGCCGATCAGGGCGACATATTACGGCAAGCGGAACTATTTGAGGAAATGGAAGAGAAAGATACGCACCTCTTCAGCCTCCTGCAAACCAGGAAGAATGCCGTGCTTGGCTTGGATTTTGATGTCAATCCATTTTCGGAGGAATCACAGGATCTCGAAATAGCCGGGTTTGTGATAGAAGCGTTGGATCACATTATGGGCTTTGAGGATGCGCTACTAGACCTTTTGGACGCTATAGGGAAAGGCCTGGCTGCAACAGAAATTATGTGGGAAGTTGCCGAGGGCCGAGTTTGGGTAAAGGAACTACGCTATGTGCCGCTCAAGCGGTTTACTTTTAGCCAGGACAACGAGTTAAGACTATTGACAGACAACGATCCCGCTCGGGGCATGGAACTGCCGGCCAATAAGTTTGCCGTTCACCGGTATAAGGCCCGAAGCGGCCATCCTTCCCGGCAGGGGGTACTCCGGGTTGCTGCCTGGATGTATCTGTTCAAGAACTATACGCTAAAAGACTGGGTAGCCTTTGCTGAAGTATACGGCATGCCCCTGAGATTAGGTAAATACGACCCCGGTTCCTCACCTGAAGACAGGCAAGACCTTCTTCAAGCTGTCGTCCAGTTAGGGACAGACGCAGCCGGGATCATAAGCCGCAATACGGATATCGAATTCATAGAAACGAAGGGAACGGGAGGGGCTGCTGTCTATGAAAAACTAGCCAATTTTTGCAATGCCGAGCTATCTAAAACAGTTTTGGGCCAAACACTGACCACTGAAGTGGGAGACCGCGGCAGTTATGCGGCGAGCAAAACCCACGGGGAAGTGCGACAGGACCTACTAGAAGCAGACTGCAAAGCGTTGGCGGAAACGCTGCGCCGTGATCTGATACGACCGCTAGTACTATTCAATTTCGGCTACGAAGCGAAGCTGCCGTGGATTAAATTCCACTTTGAGCCGCCTGAAGATCTGGCAGCGCAAAGCAAGACCTATGCCACATTAGTAAAAGAAGTGGGACTGCCAATAGCTGCCGAACACATTTACGAAAAGTTCGGCATCCCAAAGCCAGAAGCCGGACAGGAGTTAGTAGCCCCTCCCAGTAATTTCGGCGGAATGCCCCTGAAGGTGATGCCCATGGCGGATAACCGTCGGGCAGCACAAGGCAATGTGGACCGCCTAGCGGATCTAATGCTTGACCTAACAGTGTCAGGGGCACTGATGGCCGAAATGCAAGAGCCTGTGCGACGAGCCATTTCCCAGGCCAAAAGCCTGGAAGAGCTGCGAGACAGATTGGCTGAGCTATACAATGAAATGAACACGGAAGAGCTCGAGGATTTGCTACAGAGGGCTCTTTACGCTGCGGATTTGTACGGAAGGTATGTGGTGATAAATGGCTGAGTTCACCCGAATCAAACTCGAACCATTGCCTTTTGACGAAGCTATAGCGTATTGGCGCCGTAAAGTAGTTCTTCCGCCGAGGGAATATGCCCGCTTGGCAGATCAAGTGAAAGGGAATGCCTTTACTATTGCTCGGATAGCCAGCTTGGATATGCTCCATGAAGTGTGGAAACTACTTGACGTGGCCATTGCGGAAGGAAAGACGATAAGAGAATTTCAGGAACAGGTCAAGGAAATTTTTGCTACAAAGGGCTGGGAAGGCCCAACGCCGTACCGATTGGATAACATTTTTCGGACAAACATCCAAACGGCCTTCAGCGTTGGGCGCTACAAGCAAATGACAGATCCTGACGTTATCCAGGCCCGGCCATACTGGATGTACGATGCGGTGAACGACAGCCGCACCCGGCCAAGCCACCTGGCCCTGGACGGCTTGGTGTTTAGGGCGGACGATCCTTTCTGGGATACCTGGTATCCACCGAATGGGTATCGTTGCCGCTGCTCGGTGCGCAGCCTGTCGGAACGCGATACGAAGCGCGAGGGTCTTACCGTCCAGACGGGCGAGTACCCGACAGTATCGCCGGATCCTGGATTTAGACACAACCCCGGCAAGGAGGCATGGAAGCCGGATCTGGATAAGTATCCGGGACCACTTAGAAAGGCTTTTCTAGACCGTATGGGAGCCACCCCTTAAAATGCCCTAGAAGGCCCGTTTTAGATGCGAGGGTGTAATTACATTACCGGCAACCTATTAACGCGAAATGACGCGAGGTAACGCGGTTTTAACGCTGCATTAACGCGAGGGGGATGTCCATGAAAACGGAGGACAAGTTGAAACTGGCAACTCATGGGTATACAGATGCAAACAGCTTTGCTGTTTCCTTGGCCAGCGATATGGCCGGCCAGGTGCCGGAATGGATTCAGCTGATGCCTTTTGGCCTAGTGAAGTCAGTCAAGGGTGATTTCACCGCTGACGGGGAGAGTATGGCTGAGATTATCAGCTACTTCGCAGCCAGAGGCAACGACATCGTAATTGATTATGAGCACCAAACCTTGGAGGGTGGCCAGGCGCCAGCAGCGGGATGGATCAAGGAACTACAGGACCGTGGTCCAGATGGCCTCTGGGCTAGGGCCGAGTGGACAGAAAAAGCCAAAGAGTACTTGGCAAACAAGGAATATAAGTATCTATCTCCCGTGGTACTGGTGCGCCGGGCCGATAACAAAGCGGTGGCCATTCACTCGGTGGCTCTTACAAATGCTCCCGCTATATCGGGAGTGCGGCCAATTGTGAACAAAGACGGTAAGAAAAAGGAGGACGATAATATGGAGAAGTTCCTGGAACAGCTGGCGAATACTTTAGGGCTGAAAGATCAGCCAGACCAAGCAAAGATGCTCGAAGTGGTCAAGGCTTTGAAAGACGAAGCCGAGGCCGAGACGGTGGCCCACAAGGAAGTGCTGGAGCTTCTAAACCTTAAGGAAGGGGCTGGGCTGGCGGAGGTTAAGGGCCGGGTGGTTGCACTAAAGAACCCTTCCGGCTATGTCCGGGCAGAAGATTTCAAAGCCCTTCAGGACAAGCTGGGACAACGGGAACGGGACGAGCTGGTGGCCAGGGCACTCTCCGAAGGCAAAATCACTCCCGCCCAGAAGCAGTGGGCCGAGCAATACGCCCTGAAGGACCAGGAGGGGCTCAAGGCGTTTTTAGACCAAGCACCCCAAATAGTACCGCTCGGTACTATCGCCGGCGGCAAGGGAACACCGGGCAGCAGCGCGGTTGATGATGTTCAGGCAAGTGTAAACAAGATGCTCGGTATATCTGAGGAAGACTTTAAGAAATACAGTGGAAGCGGAACGGAGGTATAACGATGGCAGCACTTACAAAAGACCGGAACACCACCAGGAAAATTGGCGGGCAAGCGGCGTATCCAGTGGCGGCTGGGGCTAAGATCTATGCTGGGAGCATGGTCTGCTTGAACAGCGAAGGTTACGCTGTGCCGGGGGCGGACACAGCAGGTCTGAAGTTCGCGGGAGTCAGCCGGGAATATGTGGACAATAGCAACGGCGCAGACGGCGCGCTAAAGATTCTGGTTTGGAAAGACGGAGTGTTCGACTTTGAGGCAGCTAACATATCTGCAGCCGACGTGGGCAAACCGGTGTTCGCTGCTGATGACCAGACGGTGGCTCTTACCACGACAAACGGAGTAGGTTGCGGCATCATCACCGAGCTGGAATCGGCAACCAAGGTTTGGGTGGATATTGCTGAAGCCAACAGAAGGACGGTTCAGGCGCAAGCTAACAGCATCGCTACCGACGCAGCTGGAATTGTAGCCGACTTTAACGCCCTGCTGGCGAAACTGAAGGCCGCCGGCATAATGGCATCTTAGTTTAAGGAGGGTCAGAGATGATTGTTAACCAAGCTGCTTTGCAGAGCATATACCGCAGTTTCAAAACTATCTTCAACCAGGCGCTGGAGAACACAAAACCAATTTATGAGCGCGTCGCGACAGTGGTGCCATCGACCACCCGTGAAGAAGAATACAAGTGGCTGGGCAAGGTTCCGCGCATGCGGGAATGGATCGGCGATCGGGTAATCCAGAACCTGGCGGCATATGGCTACACCATCCGGAACCGAGATTGGGAAGCCACCCTGGCTGTGGACCGGAATGACGTTGAAGATGACACCATCGGCATCTATACCCCGTTAATCCAAGCTCTGGCTCAATCAGCGGCTTTGCATCCGGATGAGCTGGTGTTTGAACTTCTGGTCAATGGGTTCACACTGAAATGCTACGATGGGCAGCCCTTCTTCGCCCCGGAGCACGTGGACGGAAACCAGGCTCCCCAGTCCAATACCACCACGGCAGAATTGTCTCCCACGGCTTATAGCGCTGCCAGAGCAACCATGATGAGCCTTAAGGACGAGCACGGGCGGCCGCTTCGGGTCGTTCCTAACCTCCTGGTTGTTCCTCCGGCCCAGGAGGATACGGGCCGGAAAATACTCATTTCCGACACCGATGCTAACGGTGCCACAAACACCTGGAAGGGAACAGCGGAGCTTCTGGTGGCGCCTGAATTAGCTGGTTATGACAGTACGTGGTTCCTGCTAGATGTGAGCATGCCGATTAAACCTTTGATTTTCCAACGCCGTAAAGCTCCCCAGTTCGTAGCAAAGGATCAGCCTAGTGATGATAATGTGTTCATGAAAAAGGAATTCCTCTATGGAGTGGACAGCCGCGACAACGCCGGTTACGGTTTGTGGCAGTTGGCTTACGGATCTACCGGCACGGGAGAGTGATAGCCGATGCTGTGTATAACAAGTAAAGTAGACG